TGAGCCTTTTGTACCTTACGAAGATACTGAAGCTTTTGAAGCTGTAGTTATTGGATGGTTAGAAGGATCATTAGACGTGCCAGCAATACAAGCTAGCATAGCCGCAAGTATAGAATCTCAAATTACACCTGTAAACGAAGACTTATACTTCACATGGCAAAATCCAACTCCACCGGTACCACCAGTAGAAGAGGAAGAAGAAGAATAGGTAAATATTACTAAAAACAAGTGATAATACAAATATACCCTGCTCGGGAAGAGCATTAACCAATGTCTAACTAAAACCAAAACCAATGACATTTTATTACCAGACTAGTTCGTGGAATAGTCAACCACAAGTTACAGATGAAACCAAGAAAGTATGGGAGCATATAATTCAGAAAAAAAACTGGAGGATTGTTCAACTACCAAATGGATTTTTTCAAACTGAATACCTTGATCCTAAAGAAGAAGATTCTTGGATCGACGTAACGAGACGTGAAACAATGGAAGGTGCAGAGTCAGCAATTGACGCTTCAATTAACCATTATGAGAAAAAACTTTCTTATATTCGCGGACCACAAGTCGTTAAAACCTTTAAATAAAATAAATCAAATTAAATTAAATTAAATTATGTCTGACAAAATAGTCAAAAACTTAAGCTTTGGTGACAAAGCTAAGTTTGAAGTATTTAAAGGAATAGAACAACTCACAAGTGCTGTTGGCTCCACATTAGGGGCCAGCGGTAAATGTGTGATAATGGAGGACAGTAACGGTGATCCTATAATAACAAAAGATGGTGTTACAGTTGCTAATTCTATTATATTAAAAAATCCTATTCACAATATGGGTGCTACACTTTTAAAAGAAGCAGCACGTAAAACGGTAAAAGAAGCTGGAGATGGAACCACCACAGCAACAATATTAGCACACGCTATATTAGCTGAGGTTTATAACTCTAAGCAAAAAGATACTAGTATAAGAGTAACTAAACAAAACATCTTAGAAGCTGTTAATGACGTTATAAGTTATATAGATAAAAACAGTATTGAAGTGTCAGGTGACATGATAGATAATGTAGCAACTATATCAACTAATAACGATAAAGAGTTAGGTAAGTTAATAGCTGATGCTTTTAGAGAGGTTGGCACAACGGGTGTTGTAACAATGGAAGCCTCTGAATCAGGTAACACGGAAGTTGAAATACTAGAAGGCGTTGAATATAATAGAGGTTATTCTCACGCAAACTTTACAACTAATAAAGAAAAGAAAACCGCTGAATTAGAAAATCCAGTTGTTTTAATAATGGAATCAAAAGTAGATTCAATAAGGCAAATACAATCAGTTTTAGAACATGTTATAAAAAATAATAAATCATTATTATTAATAGCTGAAATAGAACCACCAGTGTTATCAGCTCTTATGATGAATAAAATGAAGGGTAATATAAAGCTTAATGTTATTGAGCCTCCTTCTTATGGTTTAAATAGAAAAACAATACTAGATGATTTAGCTTTGCTAACAAATTCTACGATTGTAAATGAAGACCTAGGAGACGACTTAAGCGTTATAGACTTAGATTACTTAGGTCAATGCGTTAAAGCTTCTTCTGACAATGAAAGAACGATTATAACAGTAGATGATCTAAGTGACGAAGTGCTAGACATTATAAAAAGCATTAAAAAAGAATTAAAGCAGAAAAATAAACCACATACAATTATAAATCTAGAAAGAAGATTGGCTAGATTGTCAGCTAAAGTAGCTATAGTTAAAGTTGGTGCTAATTCTGATATTGAATTAAAAGAAAAAACAGATAGAGTCGAAGACGCTATTTGCGCTACTAAAGCCGCAATAAAAGAAGGTATAGTACCAGGTGGAGGAATCGCCTTATTAAACGCTTCAAATAATTTAAAATCTAAATCAATAGGCCAGCAGTGTTTATACAATGCTATAAAAGCTCCTTTTAATATGATACTAAGTAATGCAGGTTTGTCTTTAACTAAAAAACAAGATGATTATTTAGTTTCTAATGAAGGTTATGGTTTAGATGTGGTTACAGGAAATATGGTAAATATGGTAAAAGAAGGTATTATAGACCCTTCTCTTGTTACTAAAAGTGCCCTTATAAATGCGGCTTCTGTAGCTACAACTATTATGTCAACCGATTGTGTAATCAATAACGTAAGAGTAGATGAAAGCGCTAGGTAGAAATTTAATAATAGAAAAAATAAAAGAAGGAACTACCTCAACAAAAGGTGGTTTACTTTTAGCTGAATCACATAAAGATGACATTAGGTATTTAAAAGCCAATGTAATTAGTATAGGTGATGAAGTTGAGGGATTGAATACTGGTGATGTTATATTTTACGACAGACATTCAGGTCACAAAGTAGAATTAAAAGATAAGTCGTACCACGTAATAAAATTACAAGACGTGGTCGTTGTTTTATGAAAAAGCTATCAGCAAGTGATTTAAAAGATATAAACTTGCTTAAACATTACCGGATAATCCGCAAATGGGCTTCCAAAAACAACGACTTAAATGAAGCTGATTTAGAGTTGTTAATATACTTAGACTGTGTTGACTTATTTACAATTAAAGATTTCAAAAAAGGTGTTTATTCTTATAGCTGGGATAACAGAAGGTGGAGTAGATTAATAAAAGATAATTGGATAGTTGTTTGGAGAAAAAGAAATAGAACTAATCAAACTTATAATATATATAAGGTTTCTGTTAAAGGCAAACAATTAATTAGTAGGATGTATAGAATAATGCTACAAGAAGAAGAAATACCAACTAGCACTAGAAGAAATAAAATAATGAAAAGAAAAACATATATGGATAAAGTATTGACTACATCTATAAATGATATAAACAAGGAAATAAATAAAAACTAAATTATGCACGATTTAAAATACGATCCATCAATGGAAAAATTAAAGCCAGGAAAACACGTAGGTATAGTAGGTGAATCTCACATATGGGATGGACCTCTAGATCAGTCAGGTAGAGCTCATGGTATGGGTTCAAGTTCTGGTATAACTGGAATGCAAATATTAAAAGCGCCTATTTCTTACAAAGGAACAAGCCCTGTGATACTTGCACAAGAAGAATCATAAAAAATAAAAAAAATGAGTACATACAACGCATCATTAACCGTTATACCCAGTGACGATTATAATTTACCTCAACCTGGGTTATTAAAAACTGGATCAGCGGCTGCGGGTTCTAATACTACAACTTTAATTGATTCATCTGCTGAGTTTACAAATGCTAAAACAAACGCATTGGGGTATAACATAAGCAGTGGTGATATTATATATAACAAGACGCAGAGCAAATGCTATCAAGTTAAAAACGTAGTAAGTGACACAACTATAACTATAGCTACAGCAGGCGTTGCAATAGCAACCAATGATGTGTATGAAATATACAAAGGCAATGTAGCTGGTAGCGAGGGTTATTCTTTGTACTTTGGAACTACAGGTGATGTTAAAATTACAGATGTTTCAGGAAATACAACAACTATAAATAATATTCCAGCTGGTAAAATACTTGATCTACAAGTGGTAAAAGTTTTTGCTTCTTCACCAACACCTCCTATTGACATAGTATTATTAGATAAATTAGATTAAAAAAAATTATGGCATATAAACAAAACTTTGGCCCTTCAAGAAAATCTGGTAAAGCTGTATCCATGTGCGGTGTTTCAAGAATAACCAACGAATCATATGGCGCTGAGATTGGTGGAGCTGCAGATAACGCATATTCAAATTACCAAGGAAAGGCAACAGAAGCTAATGCTTATGTGCAATCTGACATACCTACAGGTGGTATGACTATTGATGGTTCTACTGGAAAATCAAGTGGCGGTAAGAAGACTAGCATAAAAAAAGATAGTGACGGCGGTGTTACTAAGTTGGGTAGATTAAACAATAAAGTACAAAAAGTAAAAGATGGTGGAGGTAATAAAGCTAAAGAAGCTAGATTAAAAGGTAGAATAAATAGAACTGAAAAAAGACAGTCTGAAAGAGCTGTACGAGTAGAGAAAAGAAACGAAAGAAAAATGGATCGTACTGTAAAAAGAGAAAAAACTAAAAACAAAATTCATAATTTCTTTAGTTCAGATAAATACGATATTAAAGAAACCAAACCAAAAAGCTCTGGTTATAAAGGTTGGGGAATGTTTTAAAAAATAAATTATGGCATACAAACAAAAAGGACATTACGGTAAATATAGCGGAAACGCTAAACACTCTAAACATCACATGGTTAATTCGTGGGAAGAAGAAGATGTGAAAAGAGGAAAACAGCAAATGAAAGAAGGTCACAAAGGCCACGCTGAAGCTTTATTTGATGATGCTCATGGTAGTTACAATTACGATGGTCATAACTCAACAGGTAGTGAATCACCTGCAAATTTTCTTGGTGGAGTTTTTGGAGCTGCCGGAAAACTAGTTGGAAGAAAAGGTAGTAGAAGTAGACTGAGACAACACAGTGAAGTAATGGATGCTTTAGGTAGGATAGAAGGTGAACTTGGTGGTGGTGAAAGCGAATCTCTTGATCCACAACAACCGGTTCAAAATGAATTACCAACCCCACCGTCTCAAACAATGGCAGAAGGTATTGCTTCTTTAGGTACAGCTTTTTCAGACAATCCATCTATTGATCAAGATAAAATTGACGTAGATTTATAATAAACAGAGTAAACTGACAAATCAAAACAAACATTTAACATTTAACATTTAACATTTAACAAAAAAAAGATTATGGCAAATTACATTAAAATTAAAGCTACAGACGTAGACGTAACTAACGTAACTTCTGATTTATTATTAGGAGAGATTGTATCAGTAGCACAAGGTTTAGCTAATGGTACTGGAGACGCAAACAAATTCACAGTTTACAACAGTATCGGAAAAAGCTTTCTATTTACTACAACTGGAAAAGCTAAACAATGGGCTGAAGCTGTTCAAAAAGCAATTACAGCTAATCCAGGTGGTATCATGTCAATTGTACAAAACAGTACAGGCGTTAAGATAACTGCATTAGTTATAGTATAACTATGAAATCTAAGGGATTAGGCGACGATGTTGCTAAGTTTACAGAAAAAACAGGTATTAAGTCCGTTATAGATAAAGTATCTAGCGGACTTAACCTTCCCTGTGGTTGTAAACAAAGACAAACAACGTTAAACAAAATGTTCCCTTATAAAGATTAATATGGCTTTTAAAATGAAATCACCGTTTGCTTTATCTACTACTCCAGTATATGAAAGAGAATTACCGGAGGGTATATTAGGTAAAGGTAATAAAAATGGAACTATATTAATTTCAGAAGACATTACTAAAGATCCTGAACAAACTAAAAGTATAATTGATCATGAAGAAGTTCATATAGATCAAATAAAAAGAGGTGATTTAGATTACGATAGTAAAAATGTCTATTGGAAAGGAAAAAAATACTCTCGATCTAAAATGAAAGAGGGCAATCCTAATTTACCTTGGGAAAAAGAAGCTTACAGTAAAACTGATAATTATAACAAATATTAAAAAATACAATGGGATATAAACAAAATTTTGGTCCAAGTAGAAAAGGGGCTAAGCACGGAAAAGACATGATTTCAAGAATCATGAGTAACACAGATACAGTGAGTCCATTAGATAACTCTGTTCAACATTTAAAAGGAATGAAAGGAGCTAAAGATGGTACTAAAGATTCAGGTATGTATAGAAAATCTTACATGAAAGGAGACTCTTACGCTGTACCAGCTGACAAACTAAAAGGTATACAAAAATCAGAAGGATTATCAAGAGAAGGTTCTAAGCCAGATTATATAGATATCGATGGTGATGGAAATAAAAAAGAATCAATGAAGTCTGCATCTGACGGAATGTCAAGACAAAAATATGGTGGTAACAAAGGAGACTTAAGAAGATCTGCTAAAAAAGATTATTAAAATAAAATGCCAAAAAAGAAGTTTTCCGAAACAAAAGTAGGTAAGTTTTTAGGTAGTGTTGCACCAGGAATATTAGGTGTAGCAAGTGACTTATTGCCAGACGCTGGCTTATTAAACGTTGTTAAAGGTTTAATAATAAAAGACGAAACTATCAAACCTGAAGACAAAGAAACTGCTTTAAAACTATTAGAACAAGATCAAGTAGAGATGCAAGAAGTGTCCAAGCGTTGGGCAAGTGACATGAAATCTGATTCATGGCTTTCTAAGAACACACGCCCAATGTCTTTGATATTTTTAACAGTATCTATGGTAATACTTATACTACTAGATAGTTTTAAAATAGAGTTTCATGTAGCTGAGGGATGGGTTTCATTATTGCAAACTCTTTTAGTTACAGTGTACGTTGCGTACTTTGGTTCACGGGGAGCGGAAAAATTCAAAAGTATAGGTAATAATAATAATAAGTAAAATTAATAACAATTAAATTAAATCAAATGAGTAAAGAAGTAAAAAAGATTACAGAAGAAGAATTAAAGAACATAAAAGAAGTTAGTTCTAAATACAATGGGATTCTAACAGAGATGGGTTTTCACCAACTAAGACAGTGCAGTTTATCTAAATTAGCTGAGGAAGAAATTGAAAAGCTAGATAAAGTTAAAAAAGATTTAGAAGAGAAATACGGTCCAGTTAATATTAATTTAGAAGACGGTACTTATTCTGAAATAGAATCACAGGAAGATAAAGGTGAATAATATTATTAGAAAAATCAGTATTGGCTCTGATTATAAGAACGATGCAATGCATTATTCTTTAGGTCAGCAAGTGTATGGTGGTCACGTTATATCACATATATTAGAAGATACTGAAGATAATTCTTATAATATTCATATAAAGAAAGATGATGAAATATTGCCGTGGAAGAAGTTTAATTCTAACATGGCAATATCCATCGAGTACGACTTACAGTATTAATGAACTCATTATACGACTTTATAGTTAGACCTCTTGGAAAAGAATATTCTAACGATATAAATATAGGTGGCATAAAGTTAATTTTAAACACCAAGATAGAAAGTTTTAAGTTTGTAAATAACTTAGCTGTAGTTGTTTCAATTCCTCTAGCTTATAAAACACATATTAATGTTGGCGATATAATAGTTATACATCATAATGTGTTTAGAACTTTTTACGATATAAAAGGTAAAAAGAAAAAAAGCAGATCTTGGTTTAAAGAGGATTTGTATTTTTGTTCTTTAGATCAAGTTTATTTATATAAGGATAAAAAAGACGATGATTTTAAATCTATAAACAATAGATGCTTTATAAAACCATTAAAATCAAAACGCAAGTTTAGCGTAGATAAAGAGCAAAAGCTTATTGGTATATTAAAAATAGGTAATAGTTCGTTAGAAGCCGCCGGTGTGAGCGAGGGAGACCTTGTTGGTTACACCCCGTATGGAGAGTATGATTTTATTATTAATAATGAAAGATTGTACTGTATGAAATCAAATGATATTGTAATTAAATATGGAGATAAAGAAAACCAAACTGAATATAATCCAAGCTGGGCAAATAGCGGTTGATGAATTAATAAAGGTGGCTAAAGAACCTATTGTAGACTCTGGTGATGATATATCAGCAGATCGTTTAAAAAACGCAGCGGCAACAAAAAAACTAGCTATATTTGATGCTTTTGAAATATTAACAAGAATTCAAGAGGAGAAAGATATATTAAATGAAAAACCTAAAGAAGTGAAAGAAGAAAAAGCTTTTAAAGGTTTTGCTGAAGGAAGGTCTAAAAATGTATAAGCAAAGTTTATATAAAATATTAGATAATTATATTAACGCTAAAATTCTTAAAAGAAATAATAAGTACAAAAAGTGGGAGTATGGTTATAATGAAAAGCATGATATTGTTATAATATCCAAAGATGGTACTATAGGTGATGTATATGAAATAGATAACTTAAAAATAGCATTACCATCTACTCCAGAAAAAGTTATTAATTTAGGTAATAAAAAATGGAGCAAGGTTGATCCACCTGTAGAATTTAAGAGTATAAAAACAATATTCGACTGGGAGGATTACCCTATAGAGTTTAAAGAAAAATGGTATGATTACATCAATGATGAGTTTAATAAAAGAGAAAAAGGTTTTTGGTTCATTAATAAGGACATTCCTACTTATATTACTGGTACTCATTACATGTACTTGCAGTGGTCCAAGATTGATGTTGGGAAACCAGACTTTAGGGAATCAAACAGATTATTCTTTATATTCTGGGAAGCTTGCAAGGCCGATATTAGATCCTATGGGATGTGCTACCTTAAGAACCGTAGATCTGGATTTTCTTTCATGTCATCAGCTGAAATTGTTAATCTTGCAACAATATCCTCGGATTCACGGTTCGGTGTATTGTCCAAATCTGGACAAGATGCTAAGAAGATGTTCACTGACAAGGTGGTACCAATCTCTGTTAATTATCCGTTCTTCTTCAAACCCATCCAGGACGGAATGGACCGTCCAAAGACCGAGCTTGCCTACAGGGTCCCGGCCTCGAAATTTACCAGGAGACGACTCGATTCCAAGGATAGATCCAAGCAAGAAGCCCTTGAAGGTTTGGACACGACCATCGACTGGAAGAACACGGGTGATAACGCCTACGATGGGGAGAAACTTAAACTCCTCGTCCATGATGAATCGGGGAAGTGGGAAAGGCCGAACAACATCCTCGACAACTGGAGGGTTACAAAAACCACCCTTAGATTAGGTAGTAGAGTAATTGGTAAGTGTATGATGGGATCAACATCAAACGCTTTAGATAAAGGAGGAGATAATTTTAAAAAATTATACTACGATTCAGATGTTACAAAAAGAAACGCCAATGGACAGACTCGCTCAGGACTATATTCTTTGTTCATTCCTATGGAATGGAACTACGAAGGATACATTGATTCTTATGGAATACCTGTCTTCGACACACCACAGAAAGCAGTTACAGATCCGCATGGCACGAAGATAAAGCAAGGTGTAATAGAGTATTGGCAGAATGAAGTTGAAGGATTAAAAGGTGATCAAGACGGTTTAAATGAATTTTATCGCCAGTTTCCAAGAACAGAGGAACACGCTTTTAGAGATGAAGCAAAACAATCTTTATTTAATCTAACTAAAATATATGAGCAAATAGATTGGAACGGAGACTTGAGACATAGTAATTTAATAACTCAAGGTAATTTTCAATGGGAAAATGGAATAAGAGATACTAAAGTTATTTTTGTCCCTCATAATAAGGGTAGATTTTATGTATCTTGGATACCATCACCACATTTGCAAAATAAAATTATAATAAAAAGAGGTTTAAAATACCCAGCTAATGAACATATGGGGGCTTTTGGTTGTGATAGTTATGATATATCAGGAACAGTAGACGGTAGAGGATCTAACGGAGCTTTACATGGTTTAACCAAGTTTAGTATGGAAGATGCTCCAGCTAACCACTTTTTTCTAGAATATATAGCTAGACCTCAAACTGCAGAAATATTTTTTGAAGATGTATTAATGGCTTGCATATTTTATGGTATGCCTATACTTGCAGAGAATAATAAACCTAGATTATTATATCATTTTAAGAGAAGAGGATATAGAGGTTTTGCAATGAACAGACCAGATAAACTTAAATTATCAGTAACAGAAAGAGAGATAGGTGGAATACCAAACTCTAGTGAGGATATAAAACAAGCACACGCTGCTGCAATTGAATCATATATTGAAGATTTTATTGGCATAAAAAACAATGGTGAACACGGGGAAATGTATTTTCAAAGAACACTAGAGGATTGGGCCAAGTTTAATATTAATAATAGAACAACACATGATGCTTCTATAAGCTCTGGTTTAGCAATAATGGCTTGTAATAAAAACAAGTATAGACCTGTAGCACGTCTAGAGAAAAAAGTTTTTGATCTAGGAATAAAAAAATACAGTAATAACGGTCTTATGTCAAAAATAATTGAATAAATGAAAATATACACTAACTCAAATAGCGCATTTCCAAGTCAGGTAGTACCAGACGCAGAAAAAGCTACGTTTGAATACGGTTCGCAAGTAGCTTCTGCTATTGAGACAGAATGGTTTGGCGCGGGTAGAACTAACGGTAATAGATACTTAACTAGTTTCAATAACTTTCATCATCTTCGTTTATATGCTCGTGGAGAACAGTCCGTTCAAAAATACAAGGATGAATTATCTATTAATGGAGATTTAAGTTATTTAAATCTTGACTGGAAGCCAGTGCCAATACTTGCTAAGTTCGTAGATATAGTTGTAAACGGTATTTCTAGTAAAGAGTATGATATAAAAGCTTATTCACAAGATCCTGAGTCAGTAAAGAAAAGAACACAGTATGCAACTAATGTTGCTAAAGATATGTTTGCAGCCGAGCAAATTCAAAAAGCTCAACAAGATTTAGGTATAAACATGTCTTCATCTAATGTGCCAAAGGATCAATTACCTGAAACTAAAGAAGACTTAGAGCTACACATGCAGCTGTCATATAAACAGTCTGTAGAAATAGCAGAAGAAGAAGCTATCTCAACAACGTTAGCAAGCAATAAATGGGAGTTAACTAAAAGAAGATTAAATGAAGATTTAGTTGTATGTGGTATAGCTGCCGCTAAAACTAATTTTAATAAAGCCAACGGGATAACATTAGACTATGTAGATCCAGCTTATTTAATATACTCTTACACAGAAGATCCAAATTTTGAAGATATATATTATGTTGGTGAGGTTAAGTCTATAACAATACCTGAACTTAAAAAACAATTTCCAGATATTTCAGAAGATGAATTACAAAGAATTCAAGAAATGCCTGGTAACAAACAGTATATAACTGGGTGGGGTAATTATGATAACAACACTGTTCAAGTTTTATACTTTGAATATAAGACTTATACTAATCAAGTTTTTAAACTTAAAAGAACTGACCAAGGATTAGAAAAGATAATTCAAAAAACAGACAAGTTTAATCCACCAGAAAACGATACATTTGAAAAGGTGTCTAGGTCTATTGAGGTTCTTTATTCTGGAGCTAAAGTTTTAGGCACAAATACAATGTTAAAATGGGAGCTAGCTGAGAACATGACTAGACCATCAGCTGATACTACTAAAGTGGAAATGAACTACACTATCTGTGCACCTAAAATGTATAAAGGTAGAATAGAATCATTAGTTGGTAGATGTACAGGTTTTGCTGACATGATACAGATTACACATTTAAAAATGCAACAAGTTTTAGCACGTATGGTGCCAGATGGTGTATTTTTAGATATGGATGGTTTAGCTGAAGTAGACTTAGGTAATGGGACAAACTATAACCCAGCTGAAGCATTAAATATGTATTTCCAAACTGGTAGTATAGTTGGTAGATCACTTACTCAAGATGGAGATCCCAACAGAGGTAAAGTACCTATACAAGAACTACAGACGTCAGCCTCTGGAGCTAAACTACAATCCCTAATACAAACGTATCAGTATTACTTACAAATGATAAGAGATGTCACGGGATTAAATGAGGCTCGTGACGGTAGTATGCCTGATAAAGACGCGTTAGTTGGTTTAGCTAAAATGGCAGCTAACCAATCTAACATAGCTACAAAACATATAAACAACGCTAGTTTATATATAGCTTTACGTATATGTGAAAACATATCACTAAAAATAACTGATGTATTAAACTTTCCTTTAACTGCTAATAGCTTAATTGAAAGTATATCTCTTTATAATGTAGAAACATTAAGAGAAGTACAGTATCTAAACTTACATGACTTTGGTATATTTTTAGAACTAGAGCCAGACACAGAAGAAAAAGCTCAATTAGAACAAAACATACAGATCGCATTACAATCTGGTGGCATTGATTTAGAAGATGCTATTGATGTTAGACAAATAAAAAATCTAAAGTTAGCTAATCAACTCTTAAAACAAAAAAGAAAAAAGAAATACAAGAGAGATCAAGCAGCGGCTCAAGCAAATATACAAATGCAGGCTCAAGCAAATGCTAAAACAAATGAGCAAGCTGCGTTAGCTGAGGTTCAAAAACAACAAGCATTGACTGAGCAACACGTTAATTTAGAAAATGCAAAATCTCAGTTTGAAATACAAAGGATGCAAGTAGAGCTAGAAGGTAAAAAGCATTTGATGGCTCAGCAATTCGAATACGATAGGCAATTAGCTGAGATTGAAGCTCAAACTAAAACTTTAAAAGAACAAGAAATAGAAGATCGTAAAGATAAAAGAATAAAGATGGAAGGTTCTCAACAAAGTCAATTAATAGATCAAAGACAAAATGATCTACTTCCTATCGACTTTCAACAATCACAAGTTGGTGAAGGATTTTAAATTTTAACAATTAATTATATTATATCATGTCAGAAACAAAAACAAATGAACCTGTTAAACAGGAAGGTGAGTTTAAATTAAAAAAGAAAACACCTAAAAAATTAGGGATTACCAATAATGATCCCGTTAAAGTAGATTTAACTAAACCAGAAGCAACAGGGGAAGTAGTTCCTGATGTTGTTAAGGTTGATATACCTAAAGACGATGCCATTCAAATCGGAGAAACAGAGAAAGTGGATGTGGGCGAACAAGCCGGAGATAGCACTAAAGTGGACAAACAAGTACAAGAGTCCACTGAAGATGCTCAAGAGTCTTCACCAATCCAAGAAATAATAGAAGAAGATAAAGATAAAGTAAAAGAGATTAAAAAAGAGATTGTTGAAGCTAAACAAGAGCAACAAATTCTTAATAAACCTTTACCTGAAAACATCGAAAAATTAATTGACTTCATGGAATCTACTGGTGGTACAGTAGAAGATTATGTAGCATTAAATAAAGATTACTCATCTCTTGATAGTGCACAGCTATTAAGTGAGTATTATAAAAAAACAAAACCACATTTAGATCAAGAAGAAATAAATTTTCTAATGGAAGATGCTTTTAACTTTGACGAAGATGTGGACGAAGCAAGAGAGATTCGTAAGAAAAAACTTGCATATAAAGAAGAAGTTGCAAAAGCTAAAAGCTATTTAGAAAGTTCAAAAAGTAAATATTACGAGGAAATCAAGTTGAAACCAAGTGCCACTGGAGAACAAAAAGAAGCTTTAAACTTTTACAACAACTATAAGCAACAACAAGAGCTTGCAACTAAATTACATGGTGATTTTAGAGACAATACTAAAAAATTATTTTCTTCAGACTTCAAAGGTTTTGATTTTAACGTAGGAGATAAAAAATTTAGATATGGAGTAAAAGACCCTGTTAAGGTTGGTGAAACTCAATCTGATGTACAAAACTTTGTTAGTAGATTTTCTAATGATGAAGGTCAAATTGTAGATCAAAAAGGGTATCATAAAGCAATGTATGCTGCGATGAACGCTGATAAACTAGCTCATCATTTTTATGAACAAGGGAAAGCTGATGGCATTAAAAATGTTATTAGTAGCTCTAAAAATCCTTCAAAAGACGGACCGAGGCAAGTTGCTGATGGAAATGTTTTTATAAACGGGTTAAAAGTAAAATCAATTAGTGGTTTAGATTCATCAAAATTAAAAATCAAAACAAAAAAATTTAACTAATTAAAATTACAAATTATGGCTTTAACTCCTCAATTTGGTTCGATAGTACCATCGCAAGCTCAACAAACTCTTGCGAGTAATTATCTACAATTTGACAATGGCACGAACGATTTCGCACAACAATACTTACCTGAGCTTTATGAGCAAGAGGTAGAAAGATATGGTAACAGAACGTTATCAGGATTTTTACGTATGGTTGGAGCAGAAATGCCGATGACATCTGATCAAGTTATTTGGTCTGAACAAAACAGACTACACATTTCATACGATAACTGTACAGTTGCTGGTGCTGCCGGTGCTGCTGCAACTATCACAATCCCTGTTACAGCTGCTAACGCTGCTGTACCAGTACTAAACGTTATTTCTCCACTATCAACTATTGTTGTAATGGATGACTTTGGAAACGAAGTAAAATGTTTAGTTACTTCTTCTGACACACGCGCTGCCGGTGGTGGTGGTAACCCAGGAAGATTAATAGTTGAACCTTACCAAGGTGCTAACCTTGCTGCTAGCGGTATTGCTAACGGTAATCCAGTTAAGATCTTTGTATATGGTTCTGACTTTCAAAAAGGAAGTAGTACGTTAAATGCTCCTCAAGGCGCTAACGTTGGAGCTTCAGCTGCTAACCCTATGGTTACTGTTGATCCTGCATTTACTACTTTTTCTAACTCTCCAATAATCTTAAGAAGCCAATACACAATCAATGGTTCTGACACTGCTCAGATCGGTTGGGTAGAAGTTTCTACTGAAGATGGAACTGGAGGTTATTTATGGTATCTAAAAGCTGAGTCTGAAACAAGACTAAGATTTGAAGATTACTTAGAAATGGCAATGGTTGAAGGTGAACTTAACGCAGGCGCTGCTGGTGTACCAGCTGCTAATCCTGGAACTGAAGGTTTATTTGCTGCTATTCAAAATGGCGGTAACGTTGAAGTAGGTTTCACTGCTGCTGCTGGTTTAGATTCATTTGATGACATTCTTAAAAACCTTGACACTCAAGGAGCTATTGAAGAAAACATGTTATTCTTAAACAGAGCCACTGCTCTTGATTTTGATGATATGTTAGCTGGTATCTCTGGAGGTTTTGCAGGTGGTGTAGCTTTCGGTTTATTCGAAAACTCTGAAGAAATGGCATTAAACTTAGGATTCTCTGGATTTAGAAGAGGTTCTTATGATTTCTATAAAACAGATTGGAAATACTTAAACGACGCTTCAACGCGTGGTGCAATGACTGGTCCTGCTTCTATCGAAGGAGTATTAGTTCCTGCAGGTACTTCTACTGTTTATGACCAAATCTTAGGTACAAACATTAGACGTCCTTTCTTACATGTAAGATATAGAGCTTCTCAAGCTGATGACAGAAGAATGAAATCATGGTTAACTGGTTCAGTTGGTGGTGCATTCACATCTTCATTAGATGCAATGGAGGTAAACTTCTTATCTGAAAGATGTTTAGTAACTCAAGCTAGAAACAACTTTGTATTATTCAAAGGGATCTAATTGATTCAACAAATGTAATTCTTACCCTCGTTGTATTAACGGGGGTAATTATTACCCTTATTAAAATTATTTAATTATATTATATTATGAAAAAAACTAAAGAATTACCTAGTCATGAAAAAGGCTGGGAAATAAAGGATAGACATTATTATTTAACGGGTAACAAAAGTCCGTTGACATTAACTATACCTAGTAAGCATACAAAAAAACACGCTTTATTATTTTACGACGAGCAAAAAGGAATGCAAAGAGAGCTGCGTTACGCAACGAACCAATCCTCTGTTTTCGTAGATGAACAATTAGGTGAAGCCACTATGGGTCACATAACTTTTAAAGATGGTGTTTTAACTGTTAAAAAAAATCAACAGAACTTACAAAAAATGTTATCACTATATCACCCTTTATTAAATGGTATATATAGAGAACACGATAAAGTTGAAGTTGCAATAGATGAGTTAGCTAATATTGAGTTAGAAATAGATGCTTTAAACTCAGCTAAACAAATGGATATAGAACATCAAGAAGCTATATTAAGAGTAGAACTTGGTAGTCAAGTAAGTAAAATGAACTCAAAAGAAATTAAAAGAGATTTACTTCTATTTGCTAAACAAAACCCAAGCACTTTCTTAGCTTTAGCTAACGATGAAAATGTTCAACTTAGAAATTTTGCTATTAAAGCAACTGAAGTAAACATAATTAAATTATCTGCAGATCAAAGAACTTTCACATGGGGTTCCAACGGTAAAAAATTAATGACCGTTCCTTTTGACGAAAATCCATATTCAGCTTTTGCTGCATATTTAAAGACTGATGAAGGTGTAGAGATATATAAATCTATAGATAAAAAAATAAATTAACAAGTGATTATAATAATAGGTGATCACTTGTGTGGTCACCTAATATTAATACAATAATAACTTATGGCAATTAACGTAAATACAGTATATACAACTGTCTTGTCTATTTTAAATAAAGAACAAAGAGGATACATAACGCCTGATGAGTTTAATAAATTAGCTACACAAGTACAGTTAGAAATATTCGAAAACTATTTTGAGGATTATAATCAACTATTAAGAATACCACAGACTGACACAGAATACGTTAATAGACAAAGAAATTATAATACAGCAATATCCATATTTAAACAATTTGGTACAACAACAAGTGTTCCTGTAGGATTAGTAAGATCACTAAGTATAACTAATGCTGGATCTGGCTATTCAGGAGCAACAAATAGAGCTACCACAGATGTGGGTGCTGGTAGTGGTTTAACTGTTGATATTGAAACTGTAGTTCCAGGATTTTCAGTTATAAATGCGGGTCAAAACTATACTAACGGTATAAACTTAGCGACAACAACAGGTGGTGGTGGAACTGGCTTAACAGTGAATATAAACAGTGTTGGGGTTTCAGGTAATATTACTGGTATAACAATAAACCAACCCGGTACAGGTTATGCTAATGGCAACGAAATATTAACTATAGTACAAGCTGGGCAAACAGGTACTCAATGTACTATAAAATTAAGCTCACCTAGTATTGGTGCTATACAAAACATAACAGCAAATAATGGTGGTAGTGGTTATAGCGTGGGAGATGTTATCGGTGTTACTGGTCCGGGAACATTAGCTACAGCTACAGTGACTTCTGTTAATACATCATTATACTTTCTTCCCCCGTCAAATACACATAGGATCGGTACTGTTATATTTAAAGATAAAGAAATACAAAGAGTTGATAGAAACGAACTTCTTTATTTAAACCTATCCCCAATAACAAAACCTTCCGAAACTTTCCCTATTTATACATATGAGCAGTCCACTATTGGAACTAGCGGTGATGACACAGGTCAACAACATATATACGTTTATCCTGAATCTATAACAACAGCTAGTGACGTGACCGTAAGTTATATAAGAAAACCTAATAATGTTGTGTGGGGCTTTACCACTGGAACTTTAGGTCAATACATTTATAATAAATCTTTGTCAACTCAATTTGAATTATCTAATATAGAACAAACAGAGGTTATATTAAGAATATTAGCTTATGCAGGTGTTGTTATTAGAGATCCTCAAGTAGTACAAATAGCATCTCAAGCAATTCAAGCAGAAGAAACAAACTCTAAATCATAATAAATCATGGCAGGTAGCGTAATCAAACCTCAACCGCAAGACGGACTTATACAGGAAACTGGTCAACAATACTTTCAAGGTACTCAACCTTTTAAAGGTACTAACACTGCTGGTCAAGTATTAAAAACCACATTTAACACTGATTTAATTTTTTATGATTCTACGCCTGGTACAGAAAACTACGCGTTAAATAATTTTAAGATATACACTAGTTCGAGTGCAATTCCAGGAAGTTGGACAGAAAAAACAACTAATTATACTGTTAATGGTAATGATATAACATTTACTACGGCAAGTTCTGACTACATAGTAGTACAATTAAAAATACTAGATGGTGGTAAGTATGGCAATACAGTTGATCAAAAAGCTTTTGGTCAAACAGTTGAAGATAACTATGGAGGTTATCAATATGTAAAATTGCAGGATATTGTAAATAATTTTATAGTAGCCTTTGTTGGTGAGGGAAAACTTATATTAGATGTAAAAAGAACTGATATTATTTTTCACGCAAAAAGAGCTATACAAGAATTTAGCTATGATACTTTAAAGAGTATCAAATCTTCTGAATTATCAATACCAAATAGTTTAACTTTAGTTTTACCACAGGATTATGTTAATTACGTTAAGCTTTCGTGGGTTGATCAACTAGGTGTTTTAAGACCTATATACCCAACAAATAACTTAACTACAAGTCCTTACAATACTCAAATACAAGACTCATCAGGTATACCTACACAAGATAATTATGGTAATGATGTTGAAGGAACTTCTCAAACACAAGAAAGGTGGCATAATAGTAATATTGGTTTAATCAACGGTGATTTAAATTCAAACAATTTTACTAATGAAATGTGGGCTTATAATTGGGATTATGGTGGTGATTTCTTTGGCGGTAGCTGGGGACAAATGTTTGGTTTAGAACCACAGACTAGTCAAGTAAATGGTTGGTTTAACATGAATGAAAGAGAAGGTAAGGTTTCTTTTTCGAGTAACTTAAAAGATAAGTTAATTATATTTGAATATATATCAGATGGTTTAGCTACTGATATGGACACTAGAGTACCTAAGCTAGCTGAAGATGCTATGTATTCATATATAACACATGCTGTAATAGCTAGCAGAATTGGTCAACCAGAATATATAGTACAAAGATTAAAAAGAGAAAAAAGTGCAAAGCTTAGAAATGCAAAAATAAGATTATCTAATATTAAACTTGATGAGATAGTTCAAGTAATGAGAGGTAAGTCTAAATGGTTAAAACATTAAATTAAATGGCTGAAGTTAAAAATGCTTTTATAGCTTCTAAAATGAACAAAGATCTTGATGCAAGACTTGTTCCGTCAGGAGAATACAGAAATGCAATAAACGCTCAGATTAGTAGATCTGAAGGAGCAGATGTGGGTGCTTTAGAAAACGTTTTAGGTAATCAGCTTAAAGTAGATTTTTCTTTATTAGTTTCTTTGCCATCAGGTACTTTAAAAACAATAGGTACTTATGTAGATGAGATTAATAATTTTATATATGTTTTTTTAACTAACCACACAGGTAGCACTTATAGCACTACAGCTAAAAATTATATATTTAGATACGATGTTTTAAGTGGTACATCTGTTAAACTTGTAGAAGGTGCTTTTTTAAATTTTTCTACACAAAATAAAATATACGGTATAAATGTCTTAGAAGATTTTTTATTTTTTACTGACAATAGAAATCAACCTAGAAAAATTAATACAGTAATAGCGGCTGGATATGGAAATCCTTATGACAGTGAAGATACAATAAGTGTAGCTAAAATTAACCCATATCAACCAATACAGCTTTATCAAAAAATAACATCTAGCATAGCTAGTGAGTTTACGGCACCATCAACAGATCAAGCTATAAATAGCTATCAAACTACTATGCAGAATGTTAGTGATGAAAAACTACCCGATGGCACTAGTAACAATCCTTATTATGATTCTAATTTTGTTGGTGATACAGAGTTATTAGATGACAAGTTTATTAGATTTTCTTATAGGTTTAAATTTAAAGACGGAGAATACTCTTTATTAGCTCCTTTTACTCAAGTAGCTTTTATACCTAAACAAGATGGTTATTTTTTATATGATGCTTCGGATAACATAAACGATATGAACGATGCTTTACAAAGTACAGTTGTTCAGTTTATGGAAAATAAAGTAGATAAAATACAGTTAATAATTCCTATGCCATTAAATGAAGTTGGTGCTTCTTTAACAACCGGTACTATTAGTAGTTCTTTAGATATTGATGAAATAGATATTATATATAAAGAATCTGGAAATTTATCTATACAACTAGTAGATACTATAACATCAGATCAACTAACGGGAACATCTACTTTTTATAATTATTCTTACAATTCTACTAAACCTTGGAAAACTCTTCCGCCATCAGAATTAACTAGAGTGTACGACAAAGTACCTGTTAAAGCTTTAGCTCAAGAAGTTACAAGTAATAGAATTGTTTACGGTAATTATCAAAACAAACACACTTCTCCAGAGTCATTAGATTATAATTTAGCAGCAACATTTAAAAGTGCCTTCGCCGTGAATACAGGTGCTAATGAAGTAACTAATACCACTAGCATCGTAGAATATCCTAACAGTACTTTAAAGCAAAATAGAAATTATCAAGTTGGTTTTGTTTTATCAGATAGATACGGAAGATCTTCTTCTGTCATATTATCTAATGCTGATGACAATGTACAATCAGGTGGAATTAATTATGGTGGATCGACTTTATATTTACCGTATAGAGATGCTTCACTTCAAACCGAAACTTTTCCAGGCGATTCTTTAAAGGTTATATTAAATTCTTCTATAGGTCCAGCGGATCCTAACCCATCAACTAATTGGCCTGGTATATATAACGGAGACAAAACAAGTTCTGATTATAATCCTTTAGGTTGGTATTCTTACAAGATAGTTGTAAAACAAACAGAACAAGATTACTACAATGTATATCTTCCCGGTGTTATAGCTGGACAACCTAAAACATCTGAAGACAATGGTGATGAAAATGAAAACACTTTATCTCATACCGTCTTGCTAAATGATAATATAAATAAAGTACCTAGAGATTTAACAGAAGTCGGACCGCAACAAAAACAATTTAGAAGTTCAGTTCGTTTATTTCCAAGAGTAATAAACACAGACAAAGTTCCAACAAACAATACCGCTAATACTCAGTACACTATAGGTGAAGGTAACAAGCAATTTCAAACATCGCAAAAGGGTTTAACTGTTTCCACGATATCAAATCTTAGAGATTTATTTGATTACGATCCAATTAATCCACCCGTGCCAGATCAATTTCCTCAATTTTATTTATATGATTCTAATCCATTAATTGCTAGATTAAGTACAGAAAATAAATTAGGTGAATTAGCGGACTTTACGACTCCTTCCGGTAATAAGTCCTACGAGGCTGGTAGTACTATTTTTGGTACACCATTTTTTCCTTTAAGTACTAACTGTAATGATGGTGTTGTTGATGACACAACCTCTTATTTTGCATCATCAAACACACCAGCGTTTGTAACAGGTACACAGGGTCTACCAACAACATATGTATCCACTAATCTTTTTGAGGCAAATTGGGTTGGTGGTCCAACAGGAATAAATATTTCTGGATGGAAACTAGATTGTACAGCCACTGGAGCTTCAACTAACCCTGCTGGTACTAATAAAAAGAATTGGTTATTGTTTGATGATGATACTCAAATACCTGTTGGAAAGCAAGTTAAAATAACTGGTAGACGTGGTGGTATAAACCCTGGAATACAGCAACTATCTGTAATGGAAACAGATGCTGTAGATTCTTTAATTGATATATACTATGAAACAACATCAGCTGGATTAATAACAGATATAAACAACGTAACCGCTACAGACACTGGTGCGGCAACTGCTTTATCTGGATTTGTACCCGTAGGTTTTAATGAAGGAATTGCTCTTAATGCTAGTGTTTTTAATGCTAGTAGTGGTGTTAAAGCTTTAAACGCGGCAAATCAAGTTATACCTACTGCAGATACTACTCCATCTGGATCTAACACTGTTGTATTTGCTATGACAAGCGTTATGAATAACGAATCAACACCAGCTAATGTAACAAGTTATTTTTCAAACTGGACTGGTAACCAAGCAACTGGTTTTACTGTAACTATAAATCAAGATTTCTTAAACAATGTTTGGTATGGTAGCAATGTAGGTCAAAGAACTTTTATATTTAACTTTACTGTTTCTGTAAACGGCTTTAATAACTCTACGTCATTTTCAAGAACTATAGACTTAGAAAATATAAATCCTATATTATGTCCTAATGGAAACGCTATAGACGTAAATTTAAGTGTATCAGCTAGCCAGATAACAAACATTGTAGCTAAAAACGGAGCAAGTCCTTGTGTGGCTAACGGTAATTTAAACTCAGGTAGAGATATCACATGGAGTATTATTTCAGCCGTAGGAGCCAACGGTAATAGTTATGTAAATAGATTTTCAATAGCTAGCACAGCTACAAATCTACAATCTACCGCTACGCTTAGTAGAAGTATGGGTGGTAATTTTATTACTCAAAATTATACTGTAACAGTTAGAGCCAGTGATCCAGGTGGCTCAACAGATCAAGTAGTTAATATAACTATGGGTAACACGCCTCAATACGTTAAAGACCATGTTTTAACATTAGTATTAGCAGGTGAAAGTCAAGGTGATGATTTCGAATGTACCATAATAAGTATAAATGATAGTACCACAGCAAATAATGGGTGGTATATTTTTGATTACGAATGGGATACTTTAAATAACTCTAATCCAATATTACTAGATAGAACTAATGCTTGTACTGGTAATTGCTCTCAGTTTAGTGGTGAGTGGTTTTTTAGTTCAACAAGTCAATCTGATGCTTTAGACTTATGGGAGGCGTCTAAACCAAGCGGATCTTACGCTGGCTCAACTACTACCACCATAAACATAGGATCAAACTATCAGTTTGCTATTGTGTAATGAAATTGTATAGTAAAAAAGAAATAGATATCTATATAAAAAAATTGTTACAATTAAAATGGGCTAATTATGATGTATATTTAGTAGGTGGTGCAATTTATAAACAAGAAACAAAAGATATAGATATATGTATTGTTGGGTCTAGTGATTCAAATAAAGTTTCTAAATTAATAGAACAAAGTAGAAAGTTAGGTCCATTTGATATTTATTATTGTAATGAAGATCAAATAGGTAATCAAAAACCACGTGCTGCTAAATCTTATGATAGAGGTCATATCAAAGCAAAACAAAGAAAAGGTGAATGGATTGATGGATTATTCTGGCAATATTTAGACTTTTCGTATAAAAAATTTAATCCAAAACCACTATTAATATATAAAGGTAGCGGAAGTTAATAAAAAAATAAGTAACTATATTAATATGGCGGCTATAATAGAAGTAAAATATTTCAACTCTTTTCTATTGAAAAAGACTATTGGTAGTTCAAATAAATTACCTTTATGGAATGGCTCTAGAGGTATTCCTAAAGTTGGTAATATGCAGGGTGGTTATAGTCAAGTTGGAACAGCTTATAGTTCTACAGATAACTGGCTTGTAGAGGAATCTAGAATAAGAGGAGGTTATAATAATACTATCGTTGATTTAGGGCCTAGAGCTTTTTTAGTAGAAGAAGAATTAAACGGCGTGCAGAGAATTAACTCGTTGATATATTCTGGAATATTTAATTCTAGAACAGGTATAAATCAGACAAATGTTTTTCCAGTAGGTGAAGACATTAGCAAAAGTTTAGATCCTTCACAAGGTAGCATACAAAAGTTATTTGCTGAAAACACGAACTTAACTATATTTCAAGAAAATAAAGTTAGCTATTCTTTAATAGATAAAGATGCTATATATACAGCTGAAGGTGGTGGTGTTCAAGTAAGTCAATTAAATTTAGTGTTAGGTCAGATAGTACCTTACTTAGGTAATTTTGGTATAGGTAAAAATCCAGAATCATTTGCAACTTATGGATTTAGAAAATATTTTGTTGATCCAGATAGAGGTGCAGTATTAAGACTGTCTAGAGATGGTATAACTGAAATATCTAATTACGGTATGTATGACTTCTTTAGAGATGAATTATCTAATGTAAACACTAATACTAGTTCTGGAAATATGCCAGGTGGTTGGGATATACACAACAAACAGTATGTGGTGTCTTTACAAAATACAGCTGACAGCAAGTTCAGCACATTATCTTTCGATGAGTCAGTAAGGGGTTGGACTAGTTTCTTTACTTACAAACCAGAGTTTATGGTTAGTTTAAGAAATGATTTTTACAGTTTTAATAACGGTATACTATATCAACACTATAGTGATTCTGTAAACAGAGGAAATTTTTATGGAGTAAATAATAATACATCTATAACATTTATATTTAACCCTAATGTTAGTATGTCTAAAAACTTTAAAACTATAAACTATGAAGGTAGTAATGGTTGGAGAATAGACTCTATAGAATCTGATCAAACTGGACCTGATAATTATAACGGTGTTTATAGTAATGTTACAGATCTTACAGCTTCTATACCTAGTTATTTGGGGGGAGAATACATATTAAACCCAGTTACTAATGAGGTTGTTTACCCAGCACAGTATGGTACTGTATTTGGAAATGATAATCCTCCATATAATAGAAGCTACGCTGGGTTTGTTAGAAAAGAAAACAAGTATGTTGCAAACCTAATTAATGCAACACCATCTACTCAAGGTGAAGTTATATTTGGTAACCAAATGAGTGGTATAAAAGGGTACTTCACAACAGTAACAATATCAACAGACGATGCAACAGCAGTAGGAGAAATTAAAGAATTATTTGCTGTCTCTTCTGAATATGTGCAGTCGGCTTATTAAATTAAATTAAATGGATTTTAAAACAAGAACATTACTAGAGGAAGACTATAGTATGTTAGAAAACTGGTGGAAAGCTTGGGGCTGGCCAGCAGTAAGTAAAGATATACTACCAGACAATGGAACCGGTGGAGTGATGGTTGAATACAAAAATAAACCTATTGTAGCTGGATTTATATACTGGAGCAATTCTGGTTTATGTTGGTTTGATTGGGTCGTATCAGATCCTGAGGGCAACAAAAGAGCTAGACCTTTAGCTGTGAAACTTTTGATTGAAACAGTAGAGCAAATGGTAAAAGATGCAGGTAAAAAATGTATTATGTCAATAAGCAGAAGTAACAGTCTGTTAAAGATACATAAAAAATTAGATTGGGTTGTTGATGAAACACCTTCTCACGAAATGATAAAAAGAATAATTTAAAACAATAAAAATATGGCAGTAGTATCAGCAGTAGCGGTAGGCGTAGGTATGGCAGCGACAGCAGTCGGTGGAGCCGTAGCTGCTAACCAAGCTAAGCAAGCGGCAAAAGGCTATAAGAATGAAAAAGAAAGAGCTAGGGCAGAAATTGAACAAATAAAATCAGAGAGAACTCCTATAGTAAATCCATACGCTGGAGTTACTGATCTTAGTGGTATGGTAAGTAATCCATTCGCTAATTTAGGCGTTGCAACTCAAGCTGCTGAATTCCAAGCAGAACAAGCTGATATGTCTTTAGCTAGTAGTTTAGATTTATTAGCGGCAACAGGTGCTGGTGCAGGCGGTGCAACCGCTTTAGCTCAAGCTGCATTACAAAGTAAAAAAGGTATATCTGCTAGTATAGAACAACAGGAAGCTGCTAACGAAAAACTTAGAGCACAAGGTCAAAGCGAGGCTGATAAGCTAAAGATGAGTGAACAAATGAGATTACAACAAGCGGATGCCGCTGGAATACAGTATGAGTTTCAAGCTAGAGAAGCCAGAACAAATGCTGATTTAGGTTTTGCCGCTGGTAATATGCAGCAAGCTGCACAAAATCAAGCAAACGCCAAAGCTGCTCAAGGTCAAGCTTGGGGTAATGCTTTAAGTGGAATAGGTGGTGGACTAATGGCTATTGGTGGAGCTGCAAAATAGGTGTAAAAAATAAAAAAATATGAGCGCATACGATAACCCAAGAATAATAAACGATCAATCTGCTATGGCTTGGGCTAACGCCTCTGCTAAGGTTACACAAACTATGCTTCAAGGCATACAAAATGTAGTAAAGTTTAGAAACGAGCAAAAAGCTATTGCTGCCGCAAAGCAAGAAAAGTTCAATTCAGTGTGGACAGCAGCTTCACTTACTCAAAATAAAAACTTAACCGACGCTGTAACTACGGCTAAAGCTAATCCTAATGCTGACAAAACATTAATAGAGCAATTCCAAAGAATACAAGAAACGTTGATGCAAGGTGGTGAGGGTGTTATGGGTTCTATAGAAGCTCAAACTTTATTAATGACTAAATCTAATTTAAGTAGAGAAGAAAGAAACGAGTTACAAAATATAGTTAACAGGTCAAACACAAACATGGCTTCAATAGTTAATGATGGTGGTAAAATAATGACTGATGTAGAGTTAATAAAGTCTTACGCTGGAAGCAGTGGTCCACAAAGAACTATGTTTTGGGAAGGTGGTAGCAATGGTGTTACAGGTCAAATAGCATCTCAACTAGCTGGTATGAGTTTAAGTAACATAGCTATAGACGGCGTTAAATCAACTAAAAAAGCAACACATACTTCTGAAGGTAATTTTGTAACAATAGAAAGTACATTAAAGAAAAGTAATGACTTAGTAAAAAATTTAGATCTTAATAAAGACTTTATAAAAGATAACGGAGACGGTACAGTAACATTTAAGTGGCAAAAGAATATGTCACAGTGGGACGGCAATCTTCTTAACAAAACAGAAGATGGAACTGATTATGATAAAATAGCTAAAGAACAAGGTATAGATGAAAATGGAGAACTAGCTAAGTCTTTTAGAACTCCATTAAACGCTATAACTTCAGTTGGTAAAGATGGTTATCAAAACGTTATAAGCAGAGAGTTTGTAGATACACAGGCGCTGGATAACAAGTTTGAATCTACATTGAAAGGTAGAGCTGCAAGCATTTTAGGCATGGATAACCCTGAAGCAATACAAGCGTACTTAGAACAAAGACTAGGTATGGGTGAAGTTAATATAAAGAAGTTTTTAGAAAAAACACAAGCTGATAAAGTTAAAACTCTTACTGAATTAGAGATGGTTGCTATGCGAGAGCATTACGACTTAGTGCCTGAGGTAGATGGTATTGATGCTTTTGATAAAGAAGAGTTAAAAGATAAAATAAACCCTAAAACAGGTGTTAAATATACAGAGCAAGAATTAGCTAACATGGCTACTATGGGTGATCAACCTGGATTTAAGTTAGTTGTTAGAAAATTAAGTCAAGAAGATGTTGATCAACTTAATGAAGCTGGTATAAACGGTTACTCAGAAGGTATGGAGGGTTATTTTTACGAAACACTTTCTACAAAATCTACACCAAAAAGTAACACTGGTACAACAACTCAATATGATAATGTTTTTAATAAATTATTTAAAGATATTAAAATGGATAATGCCGAATTAGAAAGTATTTTTGCGGATCCTAAACCAACACCAGCTACATACGGTCAATCGGGATTAAAAATTTATTATGGGTATGATAAAGACAAAGGATATGTTCGTAAATATGCAAAAAATGCTGCAGGAATATATGAGTTTACGGGTAATGAAATACCTCAATCAGTACTAAAAACAATATATAGATAATATGGAAGAAGTTTATATCATAGATGGTAATGAATATACTCTAGCTGAAATACAAGACTTTGCTTCAGCGGCGGGTTTAGAACTAGAAGATTATTTATCTAAAAATAACATAAGTAAAAAAGAAATTAAGAACGCTGAACAAGATTTTCAAAAGGGTGTTGTAGACAATGTGGATGCAACTGTAACACCCAAAGCTCCGGAAGCATCCGAGACTCCAAGTACTATGGAACAAGTTTTGGACGTTGGTTCTTTGGGCTCGTCATTAGCAAATCCCATACTAGGAATATCTAATTTATTTAGATTAGCTAAAAAATATGATAAAGGAGAAGAGGGTGATTTTAGTGTAACTGAAGAACTAAAAGATATACCCCAAAGGGTTTGGGCCTCAACATTATCAGTGGGTGAGACTTTATCTAATGTACCTGGTTGGTTAAATAGACTACAATTCAATATTGCTAAATCTTTTGCTGACGAGGAGTTTCAAGAAAAGTTTGACGAAATGAGCGCACAAGAACAAGATGATCTTGTACAAAACATTTCCTCTGCTACAGCCGCTGCAACTCCTGGTGTTGGAGGTTTTATACCAGCTTTAGGTAAACCAGGAAGAGAAAAAGCAGCTGAACTTAAAGCATCTGCTGAAAAATGGAGAGAAGATTTAGAAGAATATGATAAAACTATATTCCAAGCTTTTGCTCAAGGACAAGTAATAGAAGGTGTTACAAGAACTTTTGCTGGCGCTATGGAAACAATACCATCAATAGCTCAAGCTATGATACCTTATGTGGGTATAGGTAGTATAGTAGCTGGTCAAGCCGCTCAAGCTGATGCTGAAAATATAGAAAAAGGTGAAAAATTAAATACAAAAAATTTAATATATTCAACAATTATAGGTGCTTCTGAAGGTTTATTAGAAATTACTACTAAAAAAATAGGTGGTAAAATGTTTAAGGATCTTGCTGGTAAAAGCAAAGAATATGTTAAGCAAACGCTTAAAGGTGTTACTCTAAAATTAAGTAAAGAAGCTGGATCAGAGGGTTTATCAGAGTCTGCTACGTTAACCATTAATAAAGCTGCTGATATGCTTATTATGGGTAATGAAAAAGCTTTTGAAAACTATTGGTTAGAACTGGCTGATACTTTTATAATAGGTGCTGCAACTGGTGGCGGTATGAGTGGTACAGGTACTGCTGGTATTATAATCAGGGATGCTCAAGCAAATAATTCTATGCGTAGAAGTATTGAAGATAGTCAATACAACTCAATATTTGAGGCTTTTGATGGAACTGAAATTACAGATGATAAAATTAAATTAGCTGAAAATAAATTTGCTAATAGAAAATTAGAATTAGAATTAAAGCAAAAAGTATCATCAGGTGACTTAACAATAGAACAAGCTAACGATATAAAAATAAATTTTAGATCAACTCAAGGAGCAGTTAATATAGCTAAAAACCTAAAAATACAAGGTCCTTTATTAAAAGAAACAGTACAGTTATTGGAAGAAAGCTCTTTACTTAGAGCTGAAATAAAAAAAGCAGGTGACAACAAAGCTTTAGTAGATACACAAAAGAAAAAATTAGTAGAAATAGAAAATAGATTAGGGCAAATAAGTGCTGAAAATCAATTAGCTATATCTACAGAAACAATAACTGATTTATCTAAAGGAGTTGAAGGTTTAACTGTTTTCACGGTTGAAAATGCTAAAGAAGCTGAAACATTATCTAAGGACCCTAAGTTTGACAACGTTGACAAGAAAGCGTTTGGACAACAAGGTTTTATATTGCAAAATAAAGAAACTGGTGAACAAACTATAGTTATAAATAAAGAGCAATCAGCTAAAGATCTTGCTGTTGATGTAGCAAATCATGAATTTCTACATGCTTTATTATTTAAAACATTAAAAAATAGTAAAGGTACTGCTATAAATTTAGGTAAGGAATTAAAAACAGAGTTGTTTAAAATTGAAGGTATAGAAAATACTGAGTTTGCAGCTAGGTTAGAACAATATAAAGCAGATCCTGAGTCAGTAAAAATGGAGGAAGTTTTGACTTTATTTTCTGGAGCTATACAAACAGGTGATATAAAATTTAACCAAGGATTTTTTACTAAAGTTGGTGATATAATAAGAAGATTTTTACAAAACGCTGGATTAAAAAACATTAAGTTTAACGAAGCTAAAGATGTTTATAACTTTATAAAAGATTATAATACAAGTCTAGAAAAAGGTAAATTAACAAAAGCTCAGGAAAAATTATTTACTGAACGAGCTCAAGGTGATTTAGTTAAAAGAGAATATAAAACAAAAGATGATTCAACTGTTAAAGAGTCTAAATCTTTTTATGATAGCTTAACGCCTGAAGAGTTGGTTCAAATTAAAAAATCTCCATCAAGCCAACCATCTGAGATTTCAAAAGCAGATAAAGCTTTGTTAAATCAATTTGATTTATTAGCTTTAAATGCTTTAAATTATGATACACGTAAAGGTGATTTTAAAAGAGAAGATGTTTTATCTGCTGCTAGAGAATTTTTACCAGGTATAGTAGAAAGGTTTGATCCTAATACAGCTAAGTTTTCTACATTTGTAGACAACAATATGAGACCTAAACAACAGCAGATATACGAAGAGGTAAAAGGATTATCTCGTGAGGCTGATAGACTTGATTCTCCTGAGGCTAAAGAAATTGTAGCTGAAGAAACCGTTGTAGAAGAAAAACCAGTTGTTAAAGAGACTAGAATTAATCCATTAAACTTTGACAAAGTAAACAAAGCAGAGGTTGAAGCTGTAGTTGATATAAAAACAGAAGAGATACCTGGTTTGTCTTTTAAGGAGGTTTCTGATAGATATGCAGGTAAAGCTGCGTCAAAAATATTTAACGTACCAGAAGCTAAAATAACTGATCCGAAGAAAAACTTAACATATGCTAAGAAAATAGTAAATGGTATACCAGAACAATCAGAAGCTGGTAACATACAAGAGTTTTTTAGATCAGGGCAAAACGCTAGGAATTTTATAAGAATACTACCACCTGAAAATGTTAGTAGCTCTTCAGCAACTATAGACGAACAAGGTGAGAATATAGATGTATCTAGAGACGTATTAGGTAGAGCTTTAGGTTTAAATAATAAACTACTTAATTATTTTTATAATAAAACAAACAGAAGATCTAAAGGTAAATCATCTCAACCCACAGTGTGGGAGCTTAAAGAAGAATTTAAAAATCCTACATCAGAAATAGTAGACAAGTTTAAAACAGAGTTAGGTATAACACCAAGAGGTGAATTAAATCTATACGATAGAAACATAGGTCAATTATTGAAAGGTGCCGCTAAGTTACAAGGTCAAAATACAGCTAATGTTATTGCTCGTGATAAAGTAAAACAATCAACTGTAAAAACCGCTAAGCCAACTAAACAAATACTAGCTGACGTCGCTTCAAGTAAGTCTAGAGTTATGGCTGCAAAAGCTAAACCAAAATCTTCCAAACAATTGTCTAATGATATTAAAAAATCAACTAAACAAATTAGAGCTTTTGATAAGGTATCTGTAACAAAAGCAAGAGATGGAGGTAAAAAGGGTAGGGCGTATGATAGAGACGCTAAGCTACCAGAAACTGTTAGAAGCTTTAAAGGTGAAACAATTATACAGGGTTTTAATAGAACTTTAAATAATTTTTCTGAAAGATTTCCGGGATACAACTCATACTTTAAAAATGCTTTGGTATTTGGTGAAACAAGATCTCCATATGGTAAAGTTGATAGGTTTAAACAAGGTGTTGTAAATAAAGGAAAACAAAAAGATATTCGTAGAACACCTATTACTAAAGATAGAAAAATAACTAATGCTTATGCCAAATCTATTTTTGAAACTGGCTACGTAGCGAAAGAAAAAGCTAAATTAAATGTGTTGAAGGATTTTTATTTAGCTGCAGAAGCTTATTTAAAAGATAATCCTAAAGATATTTGGGTGTTTGATGAAATTACTTCTGCTGCAACTAATTCTCAAAATGCTCCTAACAGAGCTTTAGCACCAGCCCTTATAGTTCAAGTTGATTCTAATATGAAGCCTTTACAGGGTGTTAAAGGAATTGAAGAGCATACTGAGCCTCAAAACAACATAGGAACAATGTTAACACAGGCCGCAAAAGATGGTAATGTGAAACAAATCTGGCCTATAGTAGAAGCATCTTACATGCAGGGTTGGATAGATTTAGATAATAACGATTTATTAGATGTGGACTTTAAAACATCTATGCCTGAAGCATATTACAAAGGTGTTGAGCTTTATTTAGATGGTAAGTTAAAATTAGACCAAGGTTTACTATCTACAATAAGGTTAAGTGAGGCTGGTATAGATTTATCTAGTATGATGTATATACCTACTAAGCAAACCTTAGCTGAGTATTTTTTTGAAACAAACGAAGTTCCTGTAGAATTACAAAAAACTTTAATGAACGATTTATTCTCTGGTAATAAAACATTGAGAGAAATAAAAGATGAAGCATTATTTAATAGAGATGTTACTAATAGAGAAAATGAAACATTTAAACCAGACGCTAAGAAAGTTGTAGTAAAAAATAACAAAGCAGATAAAGCTATGGCTAATGCTAGAAGTAGTATTAAGTATTCTAAAAACAAAAAGAAAGCTAGAGTATTTGATTTCGACGACACGCTAGCTCAGTCAAACAGCAAGGTTATAGTAAACATGCCCGATGGTACTAGCAGAAAAATATCTGCTACAGAGTTTGCAACAGAGGCTCAAGCTTTATTAGACCAAGGTGCTGAGTTTGATTTTGTACAATTTAATAAAGTTATTGATGGTAAAAAAGGACCACTGTTTGAAGTCGCTAAAACAATACAAGATAAAAGAGGATCTGAAGACTTGTTCATATTAACGGCAAGACCTCAAGCTGCAGCTTTAAATATTAAAGAGTTTTTAGAAGGACTAGGTCTTAGTATACCTTTAAAAAATATAACAGGCTTAGCAGATGGAAGGCCAGAAGCAAAAGCAGATTGGTTTGTAGATAAATACGCTGAAGGTTATAATGATTTTTA